ACTGGCACGCAACGCTCACCGTGTCAATTTAGCCGGGTGAGTCCTCGCCATCGGGAAAGTTGTGCAGCCACGCCAGCCCGGACTAATTCGGATCAGGCGGACTCTGCGAATCCCAGACTCCATTTGGTACGCATACCCAGGCGAGTCCCGCTTCCTGTCTGCCAATAAGGGCTATGTGTTTTCAACCGTTAGCCGCTCTTCTGTTCCGCAATTCGATGTACATTTTTCTTGTGCTTCTTGTAACATTCCAAGCAAATATCGTTTCTTCCAAGTTGCTTACGCTGATTCCTGCAACACCTGCAAGTAGGCCAATACTTCGTGCTTTTCGATTTAAGTAGCTTTGTTGTCCTGCTCGCAATTTCGTTGGTCGCAAGCAACTTCTCGCTCCCATCAAATTCAATTGAGTAATGGCATTTGTTGCATAGTTTCACAAGCTTGTTCAGACGCTCCCCATTAAGCGTTTGCTTGGAATAATCAAGATGGTGAACGCATTCAGCTTGCTTTCCACACTTTTTACAGCCACCGCTTGTAGACAACACTTTTTCACGAATGCTTCTCCACAAATCGCTTTTCAAATAGTCTTGATAACTTGCAAAGCCCATTTTGGCAAGAACTCGATTGCGATTGATGTAAAGCGACTTTGTAGTTGCTCTTGGATCTCTTGACATATTGCACCTGTGTGAATTCTGAAAACTAAAACGGGACCTCGACCTCATCAACTGAAGTCGTCTCTTGCTTCCGTTGCTGCCCACCCTTGCCGCCGATCATCGTCATCGACTCACCCATAACCTTCAGCTTGTAACGCTTGGCCCCGGTCTGCTTATCGTCCCATGAGTCCATCTGCAAGCGTCCTTCCACAAGTAGCTCCCTGCCCTTGCCAAGATACTCACCAGCAACTTCAGCTTGTCGCCCGAAGAACGTCACATCGACAAACGTGACCTCTTCCTTCTTCTCGTTCGCGTTCTTGTCGAACCACGTCCGATTCACTGCCAATCCAATATCCGCAACTGCCATTCCGCTCGGTGTCCACCGCAGTTCAATGTCGCGTGTCAGGTTGCCAAGCAGGATGACTTTATTGAACGATGCCATTTTCTTTGTCCCAGTTGTTGTGAATCCATTCGTATTCGTTAATCGTCGCTAAAACGTGTGCCGCGTGCTCTTCGGGGAACCAAATCTCTAGTGTCCCGCTCGTCACGCTGGACTTAATCACTTCCTTGCAATCTTTGCATTCGATCCGCTGATAAACTTGTCGCCATGTGTCGATGTCGAGTCGAAAGATCGTTGCACTCAAAACGTCACCGCCTGTGGTTCCTGGCTTTTTTCCGCTCGCATTATTGCAATCTGCTCTGCAATTGCGTCGCCACCAACGTTGTTTTGCTGCATCCATCGCAAGTAACCGCTCGGCAAGTCCTTGAGTTTCTTTCCCTTGTGCTTCCCAAACGTAATCCTGAACTCTCCACCCTTCGCTTTCTTCAGATTCGTTATAACGGAAAACGCTTGTTTCTTGGAGTATCTTGTTGCCGTCTCCGCTTTAAGCCCAAATCTCAAAAGCAAGTCAACTTGTTTCTGAGTAGCCGCTTCTGGTCCGCTCGGCTGATAGTCCACGTACGCATTGAACGGACGCCCGCCGAACAAGTCTACGTCTTCGGCTGTATATTGCAGATTCTCGGCTCTATGCTTCGTCCGCATGCGTCGTCGCTGTTCCGCTTCTTTCTCTTTGCGTTCGCGTGATTCCTTCGCCTTCTCGATCAGCTCTTCCATGTCAACTGCTTCGCCAGCTTCGTATGCCTCTTGGATCGCTGTAGACAGGTCAGCTTCCTCACAGTCTTCACCAGCAAGAACATCGGCAACGCTAATAAGCTTGTGCCGCCCTGAATCGCCTACGAAGTCCAGCACAACACAATGCGGCTTGTCGCTGTTCGCAATGGCTTCTCGCCTTTCTTCCGCTGTTGCAATTCCATCAACAACGCCCGGAAGCGTGCGTGTCCCGCGTCCAATCTCTTGCAGGTAAAGCGATTCAGATGCCGTTGGCCTGGCGATGGCAACAATGACTGTTCCAGGTGCGTCAAAACCTTCCGTGAACACACCGCAACCGACAAGAACTTGCGTCTCCCTATTCTTGTACCGTGCAATGATTCGCTTGCGTTCGTCCTTGTCCGTTGTTCCGATTACGCATTCTGCTGTGACTCCATCGTATGCGTTGAATGCCGCGGTAAGCTTCTGTGCATGTGCAACTCCAGCCGCAAACACAAGAGTTGGCTGTCCATTTGCCTCTTGCACAGTCGGCCCGGCAACCTCGTGCAACAATCGCTCTTCGTCCTCTGGCGTATCGCCTAGGAATGCGTGCTCAACATCGCTATCAGACAGGTCGCCTTTTGCTCTGTTTGTTCGACATGCCGCAAGAGATAGCCCCTCAACCTTAATGAATCTCTGCCGTATCGGACACAACCAACCCTCGCTGATTGCCGTCTTCAGGTCCATCTTGTAGGCGACTGAATCGCAGATGTTGTGCATGCCGATGTCATCAGATCGCTTCGGAGTCGCTGTGACAAAAAGAAACTTGCACGCTGCATTCTGATTGAAGTGCTCATAGATTCGACGATATGTCACAGCCGTTCCGTGGTGTGCTTCGTCCGTAATGACCAATCCGAATTCCCACGGATCGAACTTAGTCATCCGAAACGCCTTGCCCTTGTTGTCGCACATCTCACAACCGAGGCCACCGCACCATCGACACTTTCCGATTGAATTCAAGGTCTGCACTGTTGAGCAAACAACAGGTTCACGTTTTGCACGATTCACGCCCATTTCAACCCCAGCTTCATAGCCAGCGTTCTTAGCATGTCCAACCGCCTGATAAATCAGCTCTTCGCGGTGTGCAAGAATCAGAACCCTTTTCATGCCTCGTGCCTTTCCAAATGCCGCCGCAACATTTCGCTGAATACAACCGACTTGCCTGTTCCTGTCGGAAGCACAATCAGCGTGCTCTGTATGCCGTCTTTCTCGAATTCAGCTTCGGCTGCGTCACAAGCGTTTTGTTGGTACGGTCGCAATCGCACACTCGGAGCCGCTTCGATCGCCGCAACGTCAACCTTCTCGCCAAACAGCGTCGCTTGCTTTGTCATTACTGCACACCCAACTCTTCAAGCTCGGAAGGTGTCAGATGTCCCTTGTGCTTCTTAGGCATCCACCCAGATCCACCGCACAGCGTGCAATTGCCGTTTTCACCATTGCATCGCGGGCAATAAGAAAAGTATCCGCAATATGTCACGTCGTCTTTCAATACCTTGAATCCTGACAGCATATGCGATCCGACAAACTCGCCCCCAGGCAGATCGGAAATTTCACTGACAGCCCTCTTCAGCTTGTCCAGTTCGCGGCCAATCGCGTTCAATTGAATAGACGCTTCGTAAGCCGCTCTCAAATTCTCCGGAACGGGATTCCCGCAACAATCCAAAACGATGGAACCGCTCGGCTGCTCTGGCTCTGGTTCCGGTTCGCTCGCCTGTTTCGGCTTGTCGTCAAAGAAGTCCTTCACCTGCTGCTGTGGCGTTGGTTGCTGCTCCGGCAACTTACGCTCTTTTCCGTCCTGCCCGATACGTGAACTGCGAATATTCGCAGTTGTTTCATTCCTGATGTTGTTGACTAGGCGGTCCGAAACCTTCGCTTTCTCAGCAATCCACCGGTCCGACCGCTGCGACCATTCCTGATCGTCCAGTAGCATTTTGACAGCTTTTCGCTTGTCAGCATTGGAGCGTTTCAGCCCGTGTTCAGCGTTGGCACCGACCGAGGCCAAGATTGCATCACGTCGCGTTCCGGTGTGGACATTGGCTTTGATTGTTCCCAGCCCAACCTTGACGTGAGCATGGAAACGGTGGAATCCATCTGACAGCCAGTAGTCAGTGCCGTCGGAATAAACGTCAATCGGTGGCAATGCGTCACCGTTGGTTTCCGTTAGAACTTCGGCGTATGCATCAACAACGTCCGTGTCCAGCTTGACACGTGCTTGCGTCCCGCCTTCAAAATTAATTTGTTTGACTTGCAATGTCTTCAGCATGAAAAAACCCTTCTTTCAGGTCCGCTGCACCAACCTAGACAAGCTAGATTGACGGACCCAAAAGAAGGGCTTCTCGTCTTCTAACTTGTCGTTACGGTTGGTGCAAGTCACATTTTTACGCAGGATTCCTATCTGTAAATACCAATCCGGCACTTCTATTGCTTTTGTCGAAAAATGTTGCTACGTGGCGATCGTGTGTTTCTCAGCAAGTGAATCACAGTTGCGTGCTTTCTGTTTATTACCCTGCCTATCTCGCAGATCTGGTAGCCCTCTTGTGAAAGCTCCTTAACTAGTGCTTTGCGTGCTCGCACGATTTCAGTGATCTTGCTACGTCCTAGTAACTGGCTCCGAATCACCTCGTGCTGTTCACACACCGCTTCAATGATTTCGCTAGGTCGTCTCATGTTGCCGCCTTAGAATAGTGATTGTTGCCGTGACTCTTCGATCGCCTGATAGCAATGCCGCACTGCAATCGGATAGTATGAGTCCTTCAACTCAAACCCGACTGCCTTGCGTCTCATCTTGATTGCTGTGTAAAGCTCGCTTCCGATTCCCGCAAATGGTGACAAGACGATGTCGTTTGGATTGCTCCACATCCAGACTGCACGCTCAATGACATCGAGTTGTAGTGGGCAAATGTGGCGTTCATCGTCGGCGTCTCTGGCTTCGTTTTTGTTCAGTGTGTTCGACTGGCGAATGTCCATCCAAACAGGTGAGGCATATCGTCGCCACGCCTCATGTGAAAGATTGCCTGTTGTTGGCGGGTCGCTGCCAGCCCAATGGTCGACGCCTTCACTGTGAACAATCGGCTCTAAGTTTTCTCCAGGTGCTCGCATTGTCACAAGGTAATCTGGTATGCCTTGTCGTGATTTGCTGGAATCCTTACACAACTGCTTGTGCATCAACCCCAATGCCTTTGTGCGAGTTGCTTCGATGAGCGGGTCTTTCCAAATGACGGTCTCTGAATGAAAGATAAACCCGCAATTCTGAAATGCACGAATTAGATCTCCACGAAAATCCTTTAACCCAATATAGCCGTCCCGCTCTTTCATTGCAGGAATGTTCATGCAGTGGAAACTGACGTGGCGACCTGGCTTTGTGACACGTTGCAACTCTGGAATCAGATAGTTGAAATGCTTCCAGAATTCTTCATCGTCCGCACAATTCCCCATGTCTCTTTCGCTATCACTGTAGGTGTAGAGGCTTGCAAAAGGTGGACTGAAGATTGTGTAACCGATCGAGTCATCTGGAAGTTTTTTAATTAATTCACAGCAATCGCCGTGCATTACCGTGAACTGTTCGTGTATCGCTTGGTTTAGGCATTCTGGCATTGCATCCACTCCGGTAATTGGATTTGCTTGTTAGGTGTGTAGTCTGCGATGGCTTGGCGAGATCCAAGCGACTGCAACATTCCGCTACGCATGCTGATTGCCATCTCCGAGGCCATGCGTTCAAAGTCGTGCTGCTTACGTTTAAGAACATTGGCAATGCCGATCTCGTCTTCTGACATCATCAAGTGTGCATTGACTGGAAGCTTTTGACCGAATCGCCAGAATCGCCGAATAACCTGATACCAGTCTTCAAATTTGTACGATGCGAAGAAGATCGTGTTATTGCAGTGCTGCCAGTTCATTCCATATCCACCGATCTTCGGCTTCGTGATCAGTCGCTTAATGTCCCCGCGTGTGAACGCTTGCAGTTTCTCGGCC